AACTCGCCGAAGATGTCGAAGCTGGCCTCGACCACCATAGGCGCTTCGTCGTCGCCGGCCATGATGGTCCGGTCGCCGTACTTCTTGGGGTGCCACGCCTTGAGCAAGCGCATGCGCGTGTCGATCTGCAACTTGCGGTGGCCGAGCAGGTCCTCGGTCTTGATCGTCGTGGTGTCGGCGTTGCCCGTGGCGCCGCTGCTCTGGGTGCGCGTCTCGCCCATGTGCAGCGTGTCAGCGATGTGCAGAGTCTGCTCTGCGAGTATCTCAAAACCGACGTCGCGGGCGCGTGCGTAGTCTATCGCAAACTGTTTGTCTTCGTCGAGCCAACGGTAGACTGTCGGGTAACTTGGCGCCTGCTCTTGGCGACAGAAGTCCCGCAGTGTTTTGCCATCGGACAGCCATGCCACGATGCGATCTTTGATGTCCTGCTTGTTGGGGTACAACGTGTCGCCCAACGGGCGACCTGTCTTCTTGCCTGTTGCCATGTTTAACTCCTGTAGCGCATCTTGCAGCGCGTTGGGCGGAGTTTAACTTATTACGCCAGTTCCTCGCCAATCTGGTCCAACAGCGCCTCGATAGCGGCCTGCTCTGTGCGCCCATGGCCGATGGGGTCACCCGGCTCGTAATCGGGCTCTGTGGCCTCCCAGTCGAAGTCCCGCACGGGTATGGGCGGGTAAACGAAGTTTGTGCGCACGGTACGGTTCATACGATCACCTCAAGGTTGTTGCAGCTTAGCACGCGAACATCGTAGGCGATGTCCATGAGCACGCGGTCGATGGCGTTGTCCTCGCTGGAGGCCATGACCTCGACCTCGTCGCGGTAGTTGACCGTCACGATGAACGGGCGCAGGGTTGGCGCCATCATGCGCTGGATGTCAGCGTTGACCTGCTGGGCAGTGGTGGTCATGCTGTTCTTCTCACTTTGTGTTCAATGCGCGGATGGCTTTGCGAACTGCGGCCAACGATTTCTTGGCGTCCTTCTCCATGCCCGCAAGGCCAAACTCTTTGCCGTAACGCTGAGTCAGCCAGAGAGTTTGCTCGGCCTGCTTGAGTGCTTGTTGGATGTTGTTCATGGTGATCTCCTGTGTTTGTGTGTTGAAGAGCCTCTACTGTAACATCGAATTACAGTAGAGGCAATTTAAATCGTAGGGACTTACCCTAAGTCGTACCGCTCTTCAAAATCGCTGGGCTCCCGGCCTGCCTTGGTCAGCCGCAGCTGCTGCTCACGCAAGGCGTCGATCTCGGCCCACAGCTTGACGTAGTAGGGGTCGTCGGTGGGCAAGTCCTTGTGCAGCGCCAGTGTGTCGTGGCAGTCGAACATGGCACGCCGGCAGGTGTACCAGTCGTAGTCCTTGACCTTGTTGGCAAAAGTCTGATGCCATTGTCCGTAGTTCATAGTGATCTCCTGTGTGTGTGTGTGTTGGAGACGGGGCCGGAGCCCCATCTGGTTTTAAATGTCAAACGCCAATAACTTCTGGCAGGATGTACTTGACTGCGGCAACCTGTGCGTCCTTGAGGGAGTCAACAGCCCAGCCAGTGTAGGTCTCGCCTTCACGGTCAAAGAACAATTCGTAGACCTGCGCGGAGTGGTCGAACTTGGCCCAGACTTCGTGGCCCTTTTGTTTTGCAATCAATCTCATGGTATTTCCTTCGTGTGTGTGTACGTTGATCGGAATTAATCAACACCTCTACTGTAACACGAAGTTTGAGTAGTCAATATTTAAATCGTAAGTGTTTTCCCTAATGCTTCTGGACCAGCGCCCTTGCCCGGATGGCGTCGCCCAGCTTCTCGATGTCCACGCACTCATCGGCCATGACCGCGCAGGCTTCGCGCTCGACAGCGATGGCGTACTTGGTGGCCTCGATGGCGATGGCGATGATCTCCGCTTTGGCTGCTGCCACCGCGTTGTCGTACTCGTGCTGGGTGTAGACCTGCTGGCCTTGGCCCACGGCCAAGAATTTCTTTTGAAAGTTGCTCAGTTCTGCCATGTCTTACTCCTGTGATTGGCCCATGACCCGGGCCTCCATGATCTTGTTGGCCTTGCGCAGGCCGGTGTTCTCTTCCTTCAACTCGGCGACCTTGGTCGTGAGGTAGCTGATGCGGCTCTCAGCCTGTTTGATCCAGTCCGAGACCTCGATGGGCATGCGGTACTCGACGACGGGCTCAGCGGCCTGTTTTGGGGCCTTAGCGGGGGTTTTGGCTGTTGCCATGGTCTCTCCTTGGGGTTAGCGGGTCAGCACAAGGCCGATGAGGGCGAGCACTGCAAGGACGAACGAGACCTTGAAGTAGCCCGGGACGTGCTGCCGGTGGGGGCTATAGTGGTGGCGATAATTTTTCACGACAGGCTTTCAGTTGTTTTTGCAGGTTGTAGATCGCGTCACTTCTCTTTTTGTTCAAACGCTCCAAGTCCTCTATGACTTTTTTGTAGCCGTAAACTTTCTTTTCCAAGCTCTCGATTTGCCTTTTGGCCTCGAAGCCCAGCTCGGTCATGGCTGACCGCCCTCGGCGATGCGCAGCTCCTCGCGCAGCCATGCGTTGAGCCTGTCCGCCTCGGCCAGCTCTGCGCGCAGCTGGGCGATAGTCTCCTCCAGCGCGTCGTTGTCGCTTTGTAGGTCGCTCAGGTCGCTGTAGGCGATCTCGAGATCCTCTTGCAGCGCGTCTAGATCGTCGGCGTCGGTGGTGCGCTCCTGCTCCTGCGCCTGCACGATCAGGTCGGACAGGAACGTGTGGCCGGTAATGTAGGCCTCGCGCTCTTGCTCTTTGATAGTCTTGAATGCCATGTCGATCTCCTTTGAAGCCCCCGAAGGGGCGTTGGTTTACAGGTATGCGTGCTCGTAACGAGCTGCGAACTCGTCGACCGCCTTGTCGATCTTCAGCGCCGCCATGCTATCAGCCAGCGTCCACAGGGCCTTGTTGAGCTTGACGTTCTCGGTGACGCCGCCCACAGCGCGGGTGGTGGTGCGACGGCCAGTGGCAGCACGACCTGCCACGCCGCCTTTGATCAGGTTCTCCTGCACGCGGTTGAACACGGTCCACAGGTCGGACTTCTGGTCAGCGTAACGGGACACTTGCAACAAGCTGGTGGGCTTGACCGGGGACACATCGCCCCAGCGCATCTGCATCGCGGCCGTAGCGAAGGCCATGCTCTCGGACTGGCTCAGCTCGATGCCCTTGTACTCACCGATGCGCGCCACGACCTCTTCGGTCTCGTGCAGGATGCGGGTGGCGCCCTCGATCACGTTGTCCACCACGTTGCCGGTGTGACGAACGCGCACGTTCTCGGTGATGTCGCCGGCGATCAAGCCGTTGGAGCACACGAAGCGAAACACCCCTGCCATCAGCTGGTAGCTGCTGCTGCCGTCGTGGCTGTTGAGCAGGATGATCTCGGGCACCTCGGCCGCTGTGTCGATATGGCTGACATGACGCATGCGGACCATGTGCTTGGTGTGCTCACGCTTGTCGATGCTGCGCACCTTGGTCTGACGGACCTCGTAAGGAGCAAAGCCTTCAGCGCGCAGGCCGTCGATCACTTGGATCGTCGGGATGAAGCTGTACTTGTCGCCACGGCTGTGGTGTGCCCCCTCTGCCATCACGCTCGGGGCGTAGTGGCCGATCTGAGCGTTGCTCAGAGCCGTGGTGGAGCGGAAGGTGGACTGGGCGGAAGAGGAAGCGTAGCGGATCATTTGGAACTCCTTGGGTTTGGTTAGGCTGGGCGGATTAACGTGATGTCACTTTGACAGAGAAAACTGCGGTGGTCTTCTGGAAGCTATCGTAGGCTTCCTGACCATGGGCCTTGACGAACGCGACCTTGTCGAACACCGAGCGGTTGCACTCGACATAAGCCGCCTTGAAGAGCGCGCCCTCGATGGACACGCCGCCGTCCTTGATCTGATCCTTGATCTTGTCGGCCTGCTTGGTCAGGTCAGCGATCTGTGCGAGCAGCACGCCGAGCTTGTCAACCGAAGCGCCGTCGATGGTGGTGGTGAAAGTTGTCATTTGAAATCTCCGTATGTGTGTGTTGAGAAGGTATCGCGTTTTGTTGCGATGATTGAATTCTACAACCCTTTTATTGTGGATTTCAACTGTTTTAAATTTATTTTCAATTTATTTTGAATCTGTTGTTTTTTACACAATTGAGCTTCAAACGCTGCTTCATGCTTCACCCTCTAAAGAGGGGTGAAGCAGCTGAAGCATGAAGCATGTTTCTGAAGCGCTTCAGAAGCAACTTGAAGCAGATGAAGCAAGCTATTTTTTACAAACATGCAAATTATTGCGCGTTGGCCTGAACGCTCGCCGACACTGGCAAGGTGATCATTCCGGTCTTGCTTTCGACAAAATAGCCCGCCGAAATCATGTCCCCGATGTCCCGATTGACGTTCGTCATGCGCTGATCCCGAGCGCCCTTGCTCT